GTTCAAGAGACAGTAGGTCGCGTAATCACGGTCTGCAAATCTGGCGAGCCCGCGGCGGAAACCGTGGACAAGCTTAGTCAGGACTTGCAGATTGCACAGCAAACATTAAATGGTGTGCTAGGCGTCACGTCTGCCCCTGTTACTTTCAATACTGAAGATGCTATGAAGAGCGTCAATGAATTGAAAGGTATCACCGCTGATATGGGTGAGCAAAGTCATGATCTCAATCAAATGGATCAACTTGATAAACTAACTGAAGGTCTTGCAAGCCTTGCTACACAATTGGAAGCATTGCCAACGAGCAAGAATGAAGCTGGAGACGCTAAGAAAGCAGAGGCTGAGGCAAAGGCAGCGGCAGAAGTTGAAGCTAAAGCAAAGGCAGATGCAGAGGCTAAAGCAAAAGCTGATGCAGCCGAAGCTGAAGCCAAAGCCAAGGACAAAGTTAAAGCTGACGCTGAAGCAGCTGTTGCAGCTGCTGCAAATGCAGGGGGCAACGATGCTGAAGCGAATAAGGATGCTGACAAAAAAGGTGAAGCCACTAGCAGCACCGAAGGCGCAGCTGGCAAAACTGCAACCCCTGCGGGAGAAACTGCTGGAGCTGTATCATCAGAAGCTGGCGCAGCTGAAGGTAGCGCTGCTAATGATGAAGCACAAAATCACAAAGAAGAAGTAGTAACCAAGGCAGATTTAAACACTTTCGCTACACAAATAGCGGATGGTTTTAAGTCGGCTATTGGAGAATTAACAACTGTGTTGAAGTCGGAAAATGGCCGTCCAGCCTTACTGCCTCCTGCCTCACACAGTGAAACCAATAATGGGCAGTCAGGCACGCAACAAAATCACTGGGGCAACCCATTTGACCTGAACGCAGACGATAACTAAAACTGGCTAGGATACACGTCATTTAGACGACACCTGGCAACGGAGGAGAAGGATGCAGTATAATCAAGAGATCGTACAGAAAGCTGACCTGCAGCTTGCTGATCTTGCTCCCGGTGGTCTCCTAGTCACCCGGCAAGCGGCGAAATTTTTGAAAATCGCCATTAAGAAAAACGTTCTTACATCGATGGTTCGAGCACCGACTATGCAAAACTTCGATGAGGAGCAACCAAAGTTGCTCTGGACCACTCGAGTAATGCAACCTGGTATTCCCGGTGTTGCACTTTCTGAAGCTCAACGTTCGAAGCCTACTTTCGACAAAGTAACTTTGAACGCCAAGCTTGGAAAAGCTGAAGTTCATATGGACCGGGAGGTTCTTGAAGATCAAATCGAACGTGGTTCTTTCAAAAATACTATCATTCAATTTTTGGGTGAGAAGGTTGCTGCAGATTTTGAAGACGCTCTCATTAAAGGTGACACGGCGTCTGCAGATCCATGGCTTGCTGTACAAGATGGCATCTTAAAAAAGATCACATCCAATGTCGTTTTGGGTGGTACTGTTGCATTAACTGGAGATCACCTCCGTGATGTAATACAAGATATGCCAGAAGAGTTTGACGATCAACCAGGTCTGCAGTTTTTCACAAACAGAAAAGCTCGATCTGATTACCGTTCAAGTTGGCGCGGACAATTAGCTGTAACTGCAGCTCCTTCATTCACCGTAACTGGGCATCCAGATTCATTGGGATCTCAGATGGTGTCTGGGCAAGCAGCCGGAGACCTCGGTTATGATGGTGTGAGACTTACCAAAGTTCCACGATTCCCAAATAACTATGGTGGTGGCAGTAATGAAACCAACGTAGTATATGCAGACCCAAAGAACTTTATCATGGGTTTCTACCGCAAGGTGACCCTCGATACAGAGTTCCGGATTTCAGAGCAAGTGTGGGCCATCGTTGTTACTGTGCGTCTTGCCATTCAAATTGAGCATGAGCCAGCAACTGCAAAGGTTACACAGATTCTAGGGCAGTAAATCAATTTTTTGAAAAGGGCAGCTCCAAAGATGTTTAACATCTTTGGATAGAGACGCGCAGCGACTCTTCAGCTGTTTCATAGGAGATAAAACAAATGGCTATTACTAATGTTGCAATAGCTTCTCAATCCGGAGGAGCTCCCGGAAATCCAGAATATACTGACATCGTCACGCTTAATCTGGATAACAGTTATGTTACTGGTGGATATGCAAATTTCAATGCATCTGTTGCGCCCGTTATTGGACCTGACAGAACCATCATGGGCGTTACGCAAAACAACTACCCAGGGACAACAAAGTGCGAAGCGAAGTATGATCGCACCAACGACAAACTGGTTTGCTACGATGCTGCTTTTGCAGAGATTGCAAACGGTGTTGATTTAATTAGTGTTGTTGGCCTTGAGTTAGTTATCACAAGCAAGTAACAAACTAAATACCCTGCAAGGGGTTTGCGTGAATTTCCCTCACTTGCCTGGGGGAAGTGCATCGTATGCTACTGAAATGCTGGGTCTATACTTAGTCTATGGGCCCGGCATTTCTCTTTTATCTACTATTGACGTCTACTTTCACATCTTGTACCCTACCTTCAAGGGGAGGGGTGCGTCTACAGTATGCCTCTACACCAATACCAGTTAAAGGAGAGAAAAAAAATCATGCTAGATACATATTGGGTGCGAGTAAAGCCCCTCAACAAGAAACGTGGCCATGTGGTAGAACGTGTACACGTCCTTGGTCGCATTTGGCAAGGCGGCAATGGGATCGATCCAAACAAGATCCCAGAATGGGTCAAGGTCAACGCTGCTCAAGCGGCGGCTCTACGGGAGTGCAAACAGATCGACAACGATCCCTACTCACAAGGGATCTTCGATATCGTGACAGAAGAAATGAAAGTGCAGATTGATACCAAAGAAGAGAATGTCCGTAAGGCCATCTTAGGCTTCGGTAGTCAACACACGATAAATGAGTTGCCTAATATTTCGGCTGGAACATCTGATGTATCTGGTACAGTAAAACCACAAGGTAGGCTCACCCTCGCAGATTTGAAGGGGGGGGCAGCAGCACCCACAATGCCAGCCGTCGACGAGCTGCTAACCTCCGTTGGTACCATCGAGGGTGTGAAGGCTGCACCAAAAACAATGACAAAAGCCCCTGAAGTGGACTTGACTGGACGGGCAGACGCTATGGTCTCCGATGCTGCACCGGCAGCTGAAGAACCTGTGCAGGTATCTTACGTTCCGCCTCCAGCTGCTGCGGCCAAAGGTGCACGTGCTGCTAAAGCTAAGGCACCTGTGCCTGTGCCAAAACCGAAGCCAGCAAAGACGGCGAAGGAAAAGGCATCTAAGGCAGCTCCTGCGAAAAAGGCGGCAGCCAAGTCAACAAAGCGTGGCCGATAGCGGAACACAGCAGGGGTTATCCAACGAGATATTAGTCCGTGATGGAGATCATGTCAGGCTGACGGATATAGATACTGCAGGCTATCTGTTCGCCAAAGGCTTGTATGTCGAGTATGCACACAAGGCAACTCGATATAAATTCGAAATAAGCCTATATGATCCAGAACATAAGGCTGAAGAGCTAGCTATAGAGTTTGTGAACTCTTGCTGTGCAAAGACCTGCTCGGGTATAAGAAGATTAAAGTCTGTCGTTCATAAATTTCATGGCAGCCCTGGTAGGAAAAATGGCCAGGCCCCTGGTGCCATGCGAGACTCAAATATATAAGGAGTGATCAATGCGTGGATTGGCACGAGGTGAACAATCGACTGTAGTCAATCCTGTGCTGCAGCTGTTTTGCAGGCAGGGTGAATTTCTGGCAGATCCTGTGGAGGCTAGTTACACCATTGAAGATGTTCGCAATCCAGCAAATACGCCAGTGGTTAAGGTGGCTAGCACGCCCATAGATTTAGACGATGCCCCAACAGGAAATAAATTGGGGACAGGCCGATTTTATATCCCAACCGGAGTCACCTCGAGCTGGGGGCATGGAACACACCGTGCAGTTTGTAGATACAAAATGGAAGTTGCAGAAAGAGAGTATGTTCAAATCATAGAATTTGAAGTACTCAATCCTACAATTTATCCTACCGGGCAAGATTATGTGGGATACGCCGCCACTAAGGACTTGTATCTTAACAACTTCTTTACGTTCGATGCAGCTGCACCTGATACTTTGCATAGATACATCAATCAGGTTGCTGTAAATTTGGAAGATATCCTGCAGAGATTTTTTGAACCGAGGTTTATTGATCTCCGCATCAATGGAGATGGGCGGCATATCCTTTATATGGATGAAGCTATTATCGCAGCTGATGTAGTTTCACAGGTAGAGGTCAATTCGGATGGAACAGAGACTCTTACTCCTTATGATCATCCAAGCTTCAAGGTGATGAACCGACACTTGGATGGCTTGCTCAATCCAGATGACAGGCATAATCCCTATTTGCATTCTATTGCATCCCTGCAAAATAGCATCTCGACCTCGAGTTTTCTATGGCCAGGGGGTGAACGGAACATATCTGTCAGTGGGGTATTTGGTTTTACAGACCCATCTCCTAGACCAGATCAGGTTCTGATCGGATATACTCCGCTTGAACTAAGTCAGGTGACTGGTATTTTACTCAGCAGGTATGTTTCAGATCCTACAATGGAGTCCCCGGGTACTTGGAGACCTGGAACTGTGAAGAAATACAAGACCAGGGATCAGATGATAGAGTTTTTTGGGGCTAATGGATCGGTAGATGTCAGTAGGGGCATACTGGGAGACCCCATGTTAAGCACCATGGTCGAACGATTTGTGAAACCAGCACGATTATCTTATCCGGAGCACTACTAAATTATGTTTTCTGTACCCTTATTGAAACCATCTGCCATAGTGGTACATCGGTTGGACCCGCATGGCACATGGGCTGTAGACCCAGATGGTGCTGGACCCATCCAACAGGGGTACGATACTGTCTTAAACGAGCCTTACATCTATGAAGATGCACAAGGTGACAAAGCAATTGCCACCAGATACCTTGCTCCGGTCAGGATTCCCTGCCAAGTAGAGATACAAGACTTTGAAGAAGTGCGGCAGGTAGTAACTGGGGATGCTCCGATCACTCAAATGGTGTTCGTTTTACACAATACAGACTTGCGAAGGCTAGGTTTGATCCAGCAAGATCTACAATGCCCGCGGAGCGGTGGCATAAAACTAAAGACAAATGACCTAATCAATGCCCTGGAAGTGAATGGCAGACCTGGAATTGTCAGCACCCCCTTAAAAGAGCCACTATATATAGTAGAGATTCAACCTGGATCTTGGGGTATGGGATCAACGGGTCAAGATCTCCACATGCTTTACACGGCAACCCGACCTTCAACCCCAACTTAAAGTAGGGGGCTGCATGGCTAGGAAGACATTTGAGCTAAAAATTCCCGGTGGGTGGGCAGCGGACTTCCTAAGATATGCTCACAAATTAACCAAGGGTGGGCAATTGCAAGCCATAAACAAGAGGGGAGTTCATAAATTATCCCTAAAGGCAGCCAAAGCTGTAAAAAAAGGGTACGAAGCAGCTTCTTATGGACATGCAAAGGGCACCTTGGAAGCTTATGCCCATGGGAAGAAGCCTGGATTGCGGCCGGCCCGACGTAGATATCCAAGTGCAGCCAGTTTAAAGCGGTCTCTTACCTTAAGGGATAGTGTTGTTGTTCGGGCAATGCGGGACAAAGGCAGAAAGACAGGTGGTTATAATGTAGAGATTGACCCGAAGAAAGTCTATGGTGCCAAAGGGGATCAAGCAGACGCGGGCATCCCTGTTGCCAAAATTGCCACACAGATGGAAAATCCGGTACCCGTGCAGGTCACGCTTACTCCAGCCATGGCAGCTTATTTGGCAGTGATCCGTGGTGCAAAAAGCGACAAGCAAAAATCTGGCAATGTGAAAATCAACAGCACCATAACCGTGACGCCAAAAGCCAGACCCGTGTGGGAGCCAGTATTTTACAAATTGAAAACGATTATGCCAGCTTACAGCAAAGAGGTAGCCAAACTTTTGGTACAAGCAACGAAAACGGGCTTTAGAATCACAGCACCCAAATAGAGACAGATGGGGACACATCATGCCAAATAATGTGGCTTGCAAGCCAGAGATATATGTGCCATAAAATAGATAGCTGCAGAGTTCTTATTCGCAAGAATGGGGTAGGGACCGAATTTGATTGGGTTATCCATTTATAAGGACGAGAAGCTGGATCGTTACCAGCCATCGCCATAATGGCGATGTAGTTTAAAGGTAGAACACGTAATCCCCAATCATACCATTTGTTCTGCTCTGCTGCGCCTTTCTTCCCATATATCACATCATCGTTAGAGACGATTTCTTATTCAAAAAATAGGATGAGGAATTGTCTTTATTTATAGCCAGATCATAGAAATATAAGATAGGCCCCCGGACCCCGCGAGCGTGAGCTTAGCATAGTTGCAGTTGGGGGGCAATAGGAGAATGCGCTATTTCATTTTCATTAAATGTGTCGCCAGGTTTGGAAGAGGACAAGACGCGATATGGTCGATGGGCTAACGCCGTGCCGTGCAGCTAGCGACACGACAGTTTCGCCCTTGGAATGAAGGGCTCGAATCATACGCGCCTTGTCCTCAGTTAATTTAGATCGACCATGCTGGCTCCCGAAGATGATTTGGCCAGTATGTTTACCTTTATATAAGTGATGCGGGTTTATGCAGTCACGTTTTATGCACCTATGTAGAACACATTCGCCACTTTTTAGGTACATATTAGTGGTTAACATGTACGCAATGCGGTGCGCTCGTTCATTGGTACCATCTGCCAAAAATTCTATGCCGTAGCCACCCCAACCAATATAGCCTTGCCATAGCCAACAGTCAGCAATGGTGCCTGATTTGCACTTTTTCCAGAACTGCTCAGGATTAAACCGTTTGCTGAGTTTGCATTGCGTTTGCATGGTAGACCAATAAAAACGTGTACTTCAGACAGTGTACGTTTAAACTATAGAAACTGTGGCGATACCAACTTTTTCATCAATCACACCTAACACAGGATATCCTGGTGGTGGTTATATTGCTACTATTGCAGGAACGAACTTCCGTGCAGTAGAGAGAGACTTTACAGATCCGCAGGGTGATTATTTCCCAACTGTTGCTGTCACCGTCGACGGAGTTGATGTTGAAGATGTGTGGGCAATTAGTGATACCGAGTTGCGTGTTCGCATACCTACTGCTCAATTAAATCCAGAACCCGATATCTTGAGCGCAAGGAAGATTAATCCCGATGCATCCAAGATATCCTTTACTGCTGTTGATGTGGTTATTACAAATCTGGATGATGACGGATTGCCAATTGCAGGTGAAACTGTAACAGCTGCCAGCGCTTATACATATGAGCAACCTTTGATGCGGATACCGGAAGGCGATCCACCGCTGCTACAAGTTCTGCGGGAATTCATTATACTTTTAAGAAGGTGTATTCTGTCTAATGCAGACTTCTCGACACACACAGATTATGTCGGAGATCCGGATGCATTCTATTTGGAACTGGCAGAACATGCTGCAATCAGTCTCAGAATGGATACAGAAAAAGATCCAGACTACAGTCATTATGACAATGAACCAAGGGTGCTCGAGGTTAATCCTAAGGATTGGCAAGAGTATGCTATGCAGACAACTCTGCGTTTGGGTTTTGAACTAACACTATCTTCTAAGAGCGTGCGAGAAGTTATGCACATGGCATCGAATCTTGTGGCTATGCAAATGGCGACGCCTTGGTTGGTGGTGCCACAAGATCCACGATATCCAGTGACAATTGCCGATAATAAATTCCCAATGGAATTTGTGCAATATCCAAGGCAGATAGGTTCAGCTAATAGATCTAACATCTGTGCTTATACAGCCCAAATGGTTATTCGGGGTGTGCCTGTTATATTAGGAGATCCATCAACTGAGGGTATTAAGCAAAGATTAACTTTAGTACTGGCAACATCAGATATTAACGGGAACGGTGCTGTTGCACAGACGTTCTAATAGTGCAGTTCTCACAATTTTTACAGGAGGATTTCATGGAAGTTATCCTGCGGAACATGAAGCGACAGCCGTTTCTGACAACGATGTACCATGACATCGTATGTCGACGCAGGCAGTCTTGTAACTGCAAAATTTATTATGCTAAAGGATCAAAAGGGAAGCGCATCTCTATTAAAGAGCCACAAAGCTTTCAAGTAAATGCATTGTCGTCTCTAAAGGTAGATGCTTATGCATTACATCTTCCTCATGTGAAGTCAGCTCTTAAGAGTGGTTGGCTTCAACGGATTGAAGTGGAAGTTGCTACAAAGTCAAAAGCTGCTGCGGAACCAAAGCCTGAACTCAAACCTGAGCCAGCTGTAGAAGCAAATGGCAAAGCAAAGAAAGGTAGGAGGTAAGCTATGGGAACTGCATCAGAAGTAAAATCAAAAGAAGTTAAACCAAGTGCACGAAGCTTACGCTCTTTTGATACAGACCTCTTGTCGATCAATGGCGTCATGCTTTGGGGTGAAGTCAATCAAGTTACTGAAGTCGTAGATTATGATGACTTCCTTGATAAATACCAAGGATTGATGCTGAACTATGAAACTCCTGTCCAGGTTCGTCAGTTCTTTTTAGGTGATGGCCGCAAGGTGCTGGCCAACCGTGTTGTTCATATCGACGCTGCTGGTGTGCCTGTTTCAGCTGCGAAAGCTGCAAATACATATCAAACAGCTGCAACGTCACCATCTAAAGCTACCGTTCTTGGTACTAATGCAGCTCCTTTCGCATTAGTAAATGGCGATACTTTGATCGGCAACGTTGAAGGTGTCGGTAATCAAACTGCTACTATTACTGCGGTGGCTGCATTATTGGAATGCGCAAATGCTGAGAATTATGCATTGACAAATGGTTGGGATTTGACGCTCAAAATTGATGGTGGTGCCGTGCAGACCATTGATTTCCTTACAGCTGAATTCGTTGCTATCGGAGCTGCAACTGCAGAAGAAGTTGCTGCTGTCATCAATGCAAAAATTGTAGGTGCGAGTGCTACTGTCACATCGGCTGGTACGAAAGTAACTATCACTTCAGACAAATTGGGAACTGGTTCTCATGTAGAGATCACTGGCGGCACTGCCAATGCTGCTTTTGGATTCATCACTGCTATTCAAAATGGTAGTGGCAATGTGGCAGATGTTTCTTCAGTTACTATTGCTGAGCTCAAAATTATCATAGAAGCTGCTTGGACCAACGGCAGCGGTGTAGTTGTGACGGATGCTTCTGGTTATGTACAGATCGAAACCGTTTTGGCTGGAGTCGCTGGTACTATTTTGGTGGATGCTTCTTCTACTGCAGATGATGAACTCGGTTTGGACAATGCAACTCATACTGGTGCTAGTGGAGCTGCGGCAAACACGATGAAGGTTTGGGGCAAATATTATGGCGGCACCATCGGTAATGCTATCACATTTGATGTTACTGCCGCTTCCTCTGCCGTTGCTGAGCAATTTGACATCGTTGTTTATTTGAATGGTGTGCAGGTAGATACTCATGCGAATCTGACGATGGATACAACATCTGTCGATTATGTAGCTACACGCTTGAGTCATGCTGCAACTGAATCAATGTTGATTGATGTTACGGACTTAAGTGCAGTTGGTACACCAACTGAAAGACGCCCTGCTAATTCTGCAGGCAACTTATTAGCTGGCGGTGATGATGGTCTTGCTCTTTTGGATGATGCCGACTTCATTGGTTATGCTGCATCCAACACAGGATGGTATGCTTTCAGTTTAACTGAAGAAGGCGACATCTATGTTTGTCCAGATCGAGCGACTACGGCAGTTTATAATGCGCTATCGACATTCTTAGAGACAGTGAAGAACCGTACTGCTATTGGTATACCTGATCCCACCTTAGGATTGGATGAGGACGCTGCTATCATTGCAGCCAATGCATTAACTCCATCAGAGCAATTGACTGCCATGCCTTGGCCAGCGATTAAGATCGCAAACCCAGATAAGACGGTTTACGGTAATGATAAAACTATTATTATCAAACCGAGCTGTTCTATTGCTGCGAGAATGGCAGCTAACACCCAAGAAAATCTGACCCATGTTGCAACCCAACCAGGCAATGAGCTCTTTGGTCGTTTCATCAATGTCACTGATGTGGAATCCACAGCAGTAAAATCTATTGTTACGCGTAGGAAGGTTACGCCACACAACATCAATCCGATATTTGCTGGTAAGGATACCCAAGGTACCTATGGTGTGTGGCTTAATGATGTTCAGGCCTTAGATCGAACTGGCAATTTCATTTCAATTGGTGAGATTCGTTTGATGGCTCTTATTCGAAAGGACGTGATTCGTTATATGGAATCACAGCGCACGACACCTAATACGGAGCGTAATCGGTCTGCTGATGCCAAAATCATAAAGACCTATATGACAAATTGGGTGCGACGTAATGCTCTTATCAATTCTAATGTTGAAGACTGCTTCTACGTAAATACTGATCCCAAGGGTGTGGGTATCAACAACGCGTTGGTTCAAGAGCGGGAAGAGTACAAGGTGCTTTTGGCTGTGGCAACTGCACGGTCTAGGCGCTTTATTGAAGTCATGTTCACAAGAGATCAGCGCGCTGTAGAAGCTGCTCTTGCGGCGCAACTAGTGGCTTAACGTTAAAGTTGCTCCTGTTTGCAACTTACTTCAGTAGATTGAAAACAGGATGCATGAGGAGGATAAGATATGCCAAGCCCTATTGTTTCTCAACATCGGACCTTATATGGTCGCTTCAAATTTCAGGTGCGTGACAATTCCAACGGTCTGAGATCAGCTGCATTCCAGACAGCTACCGGCCTTAAGTTTAATATTGCCAAGATGGAATATTTTGAAGGTGGTGCATTAGCTGCTTTCAAAGAACCTGCTCGAGTAACCTTTGATGATTTAGCTTTAGACCGTGGTATCAGCTTGGACATGGGCTTTTATGACTGGGTTAAAGAAGTTGTCAATATGCTAGCCTTTGCTGGTGGTGGTGGGGACATATCTCCGGCATTCAAGCGGGACCTTACGGTTGAGCAGATGTCACGGGATAATACGCCAGCTATCGAATATGATGTAATACAGGCATTTCCTGTAGAGTGGTCACCCGGTGATTTTGATAACAATTCAGATGAACCTTCGATTGATATGTTGACCCTAACGTATTACTATTTTGATCGTGAAAACGTAATCGAACAGTAATATTCGGACAACTTAATACTTAAGTGTCTCGATGATGAACCAAGTAATCTAGGCTACTATTTGGTAGCCTAGGCTACTTCCAGTTAAAGGAGTGAGACATGCTCGTGACCTGCCCTTCTGGTTTATCTTTCAATGCGCGTAAATGGAAGATCGGAGACCGTCGTAATTTGCATGACCAACGCATCATTCGTGGGGGTCTCCTCATGCGTAAGATGTTGGAGGCTGCAGATGAAGGTGTTGAAGACCCTGGTCCATATGATTTTGAAGTAGGCAAGCCCGTGCCTTGGGCCAATGTCAGCCTTACGGACATCATTGATGCATTGATTCATATTAGAATTCAAACTAAGCCGGTCTTAGATTATAATGAGATTTGTGAAAATTGTGGCGCAAAGCTTCCTGTAAGTATCGATCTGCGCGACTTGGAGATAACGAAGATGTCAGCTGATGGTAAGGCACATCTTTCAACCGGTGAACCTCACGTCATTGACGTTCCTATTAATGGTGAAGAGACTATAGCGCAAGTGAAGATCAAAATGCTTCGTGGTATTGATATGCCTATACTCACAAAGCATTATAAGCAAGATCCTACCACTGCTTCTGAAGTACAGATGGTAATGCACATTGTTGAAATTACACCGCCAGGGCAACAAACCATCACGCAATTTCGTATGATACAGAAATTTTTTGCAGATCAAGATTGGGATTTCCAGACAACTTTAGATGAAGAAATCGATAAACTGGGTGGAGGTATGCGCACACAGATTGACATGGAATGCCGTCGCTGCAATGCGGAACAACAGGGTACCCTCCCTTTCGGGGGCGAATTCTTTTACCCACAGAGGAAGGGCAATACTTCTTCTATGGCTACACTCTAACTGAGGATGAGTATGCAGACATGGTTTTTCAACTTCTGCATCATCCCCCTAAGTTGGATTATTTAAATCTGTCGTTGGCTGATATTGAAGGATTGGATGAAGAGTTAGCAATTAAATTAAGGGAGAGATTGCAAGCTGTGCGCGAGAAAACAATTGCAGCCTATAAGAATGTAGGCAGGAGATAGCTTTTATGGCTGGCCAAAATGTATTCCGAATGGTGATTGAGCTCATCGCTAAAGACAAGAACGCCTCCGTCACTATGGAAAAATTTGGCAAATCAACTGCGAAGGCTGGGAAGAAGGCCCAGGTAGCTGCCGGTAGTTTGAAGCAGCTGGCTGGGGCTTTTACTTCATTGGTTGTAGCTAGTAAAGTATCCAATGCTATCCAATCCATCGTAGACCCAGCCCGTAAGATGGAAATAGCAATGATGCGTTTAAGCTTTCTAACTGGAGAAACATCAGCCAAATTGGGAGCAATGCGCAAGGTGGCAGAGGATGTTGCAAAGGTTACAACCTTTGGTCCTCAAGAAGCTGCAGATGCTCTAAGTCAATTGGTTCGTGCAACCGGTTCTGCTGACGTGGCAATGAAATCCCTAGCGACTACCACTGGTCTGGCCATGGCCTCTTTCGGTAAATTGACTTTGGAGGGGTCAACCCGAATGGTTTCTGATATGGCAAAGTCCTTCTCCATGTCTGCGGATGAAATAGCCGCGGCCGGGGATAAGATCATGGCTGTGTCTAAGTCGGCTGGTGTTGGCGTTGAAGAGATGAAGCAAGTCATGGGCTATCTTGGTACGGGTGCTATTCGTGGTGAGCAATCTTTTGATGAGATGATGTCATCATTCATGATGGTCAGACGCATCTTGCCGTCTTCGAGAAGAGCTGCAACTCAACTCATGCGGGTAATGGGAGAATTCACAAAGAAGAAAGCTGTGGAAGCAATGGATAGTATCGGTGTGGCTACTACTGATGCTACTGGGCATATCAGAGCATTTTCCGATATTATGTTGGATTTGGCTAAAGCATCTGAGATGGATTCGATACGGGTTCGAGATGCCTTGAATGCGGGCTTTGGTGAATCATCGATGAAGCCTATAATGGCTATGTTGGCTCAGCTTAAAAATGGGATGGTAACGAGCAGTGGGGCTGTATTAACTGGTTCGCAGATCTTTGAGCATTTCAATGGCGTATTAAATAATTCGAAGGGTGCCGTTCAAGCTGCATCTGACGCTTATATGGAGACAGCTTCTTCTGGTCTGACAAGATTAGGTGAAGCATTCGACATGCTCAAGACGCAACTTGGTGAGCAGATATTACCGTCTCTCGGCGTAGTGGCGAAGGCTTTGGCAGACGCTACCGTAGCTATTATAGAATTTGGTAAAGCAATACCGGGTCCTATTAAATGGTTGTTGGCTATGAGTTTCAAATCTGGATTGCTCATTGCATCTGTAATGGCTCTGCGCATGGCTTGGGTTGGTGCTAAGATGATATTCAAGGGCGCCCTTGAGTATATGCAGAAGAATTCAGCTGCTGCTAAGGTGGCTAGTACATCCATGGATCAATACGCTACTTCTACAAAACGAGCAACTATGGCTATGCGCGAAATGAAATCGCTGGCGCCTGCTGGTTTTATAGGTCCTATGGAAAAAGGGCAGAAGAGATTGCCAACTGGGACTGGCATGCCTATGGGTAGACCTATATTTAATAGGGCAGTGGCATCCTTAACTAAAGCGGAGGGTTCTTTAGCTAGGATAAAGACAGCAATGGGCGGCGTGAAATCTGCGGCAGTAGCTGTAGGTGGTTTTCTTAAAACTAATTGGCTTGGATTACTCCTCGTATTTTCTGATATAGCTGTTAAATTATTCAAGATGATGGATAATTGGTTCGATAAAATGGAGAAGCGTGAATTTGCTGAAGCCATGGGGCTACGAGTAGAGAAAGTTATGGGCAAATCGAAGAGAGAATTAAGGGCGTTAGGTGGATGGCGGGAATCCCTTTTGGGTGAGAGGGTCTCTGTTAAAAAAGCTCTATCTATCAAAGATTATAAAGAGGCTGTAAAGCAATTCAAAGCAACTAATGTAAAATTAACGACGCCATTAATAGAAACGATAAAATGGCAAAAAAGGATAGACCCTAAAGTATTGGCTGAAGAGCAGTTCAAACGTCAGTGGGAACAACATCAGAAGATGCTTAAGGATAAGGAGGCTCAAGATCTGAAAGCAACACAGCGCTGGAATAGCACGTTCAAAGCTGGCTCCCGTGCATTGCGTTTGGGCTCTGAGCCTTTGACAAAAGCGATTACGCGATGGGAGGCTTTAATCAATTGGAAGCCTAAGGTTTTAGATATTGATAAAGCGAATAAGATAGATCGACTGATGCACAATGTTGTGAAGCGTGGGGAGGGTGGTACTTTCAAAGGTAAGACACTGACTAAAGGTGATTTGGCTGCAATGCAAGCTGCTCAAGCCGGTTATGGCATGTGGCGCAGGGTACAAGTAAAAGCCATGGAGGGGAGAGCTACAGTAGCTGAGGTGAATGCAGCTAATGAAGCCATGGCCAAAACTAAATTAATACTTAATAAGGTTTTACCTCCGTCGATGGGTGAGCATTTAACCAAATTATTTGATGCTACTCTTGGCGCTACCGTACAATCTGTATCAGCTAAAAACTTCGAAGCATCAACAGCCTATCTGCGTGGTACTAAAGGTGCTTCTATCTTTCCGAGTGGTGCCGGCATCGGCCCTGGTGAATTAGCAACTAGACAAGCAGCTGATATACAGAAAAAGGGCGGCACGTCTCTCTTAGACAATCTAAGGAGATTCTTGAGTTCAGACAAACTGGAAGAGAAAACTGTTATAGGTGGCAGTGGCTATAGCAACACAATGAAGCAACGCTTGGATTATCAGAAGCGTATTAATGCACCTTCAATAATTCCAGAAGAAGCGGACGTTATGTCTAAGGAGAATAGAGAAGCTGCGCAAAAGAGGGAACAAAGGGATGCTATAGCAGAAAAAGATCGCAAGCGTATAGCAGTTGGTATACAGGAACTTGTAGGCTTTGTTAAAGATCTTAGATATAGATTTATGAATCCAATGAGTCCAGACCCGGGACAACTAACCACTGGTGGTGTTGGTACTAATAGTCTGCAAAAAGTACCAGGAGATGCATAATGCCTATCTTCAGAGCTGGGCATCCACAAGCTTTATTGAAAGCTTATTTTATAGATGCCGTAGACCAGACAAATAAGCTCACTTGTTTGTTCAATCCAGAGCAGATACCATTAGAAAAGGAAGCTGTGTATGGAGAATTAAATCCAATAGGCTGGTCTCAAACCACAGTGCAGTATGCCTATACTAAATCCATGCCGTATTCTTTAGATTTGGTATTTTCTCGTATAGCTGCAAATGATTTAATTGATGTAGAAGATAGGTACATCTTCAATGATCTCAACATAGCGGCGCGCTTCTTTAATTACTTCGTACATGGCACAGATCCCGGAATAGCACCGAACAGAATTATATTCTGTTGTCCCAATACCGTGCTTACGATTAATGTATTACGCAAGTTCCGCGTTACGTATAAGAGATGGTTTCAGAATATGACGCTTGCTGAATTTGGTGTAACTGTAGATTTATTGGAAGACAGACAAGCCTTTCAAAGTTCTAGTGATGCCTATGCTAACGGTTTTTTAGACAGTTCTATTGGCTCAGGTACAGGTAGATAAAATGGCAGACGAACTGCAACCTATTTTAGTAGATAATCTCTACAGGCATGCTTACTTAAAGCAATTTGAAGACGGTGAAGTTGCTTTTACATTACCAGAGCGCATACCTTTCGTAGAACGTGATGACACTAAAGTTTTTATACCTACAGGGCAGGAATATTTATGGGATGTCGCTCTTGCTCATTATGGGGATACTTCATCGTTTGACATTGAGTTAGGTGAAGTTATTGCTCAGTTTCAACCAGAGCCAATACAAGATTTATCTATCAAATTAATTGCGGATAAAGAATTATACATACCATCTATGAATTATATATTTGAAGTAGTGCGAGGCCCTTCTTTAATTTTGGAAGCGGGGATCTAGGATACAAAAATGAATGCAGCTAACAGAAAAACATTCAATCCTAGTTTGCATTTTGATGTAGTGCATGGAGGCTATATACTTGATGTACTGCTAGACAGGACATTATCTTTTACATTAGAAGATAATTGGAAGGGTTACGATCAAATAACCTGGCGCTTGGACAACAGGGATGGGCTACTGACAGATGTAAAACACTTGGCCCTAGGGCTACTTGTACGAGTGCGGTTAGGCTATGCTTCTGATACACAGAGTTGGCGTTCATTTGTTATTTCCAGACTGACTGGTGGTGTTGGTGTAGCGACGGGTGGCAATGCAATACCGGCAGTTGGTGCAGATGATTCTATTATTGAATATTCTGGGCGTAATCGTAATGCACCGGATTTACGGGGGAGAAGAGGCAGAGGCAAAAAGGCTTATAGGAGGAATAGGGTAACAGGACGTGGTGTTGGTAAAGAGAGTCGTAGATTTAAAGGTGAGGCAACTGCAGACATACTTAGGTATGATAATGCGAAGCGTTCTGCATGGCATGGTCCATTGGAGGGTGAGCGTAGAATTTTCCACGTAAGACATGTATCGGATGCTGTACGAGAGATTGCATTACGACATGGTTATACAGAAAAGGATATGTATATTGAAACAACCTCTGATAATATTGAGACTGTAATCATACCTACTGGCCTGACCGATTTCCAATTCATTGAGCAGAAGGCAGCAGAATATAACTGGATATTCAAAGAGAATAATAATCATTTTAGTTTTCATTCACAAAGGTGGAGTAAAGCCAAAAGCCGAGGTGTAAAACACATCTTTACTTATGGTGGTGCAGATATTTTAAACTTAGGATTGGATTTTGATTTTCGATTGCCAACTCCTAAGAATGTTCGGGTGTCTACGTACAATCCCGTACGTCGCTTGGTTGCTACTGAGAATGTTACTACGGAAGGTGCAAATATATTAGATCGAACTATTATATATGATGCCACAGGTACCTTTGATGGAGAGCAGCGCTCTACGCATTTACATCGTGATCCTATATATGTAATGACAGGTGGAGATCAACAGCTTGCAAAGTTGAAAGCTCAAAACGCTTTTATTGCAAAACATGTACGTGCTATGAAAATAAACCTGCGTGTAGTAGGTAATCCAGATGTGGGAGGTGGTGAAACATTAACGTTGCGGGGGACTGGCAGTCCCCTTGTAGATGGTGATTGGTTTATTGAAAAGGCGATGCAAGTCTTTTCAGGCACGGACTATATTACTGAGATCAAATTAGGACCTCCACGCAAGCGCAGCGGCGGTAGAAAAGTTGTTGTACCCTTGGCTGCTAAAGGAAAGAAAGGCGATGTAGTTTCCACAGCAAAAGCTTCCAGTCAACAGGCTGTAACTAATTTCAAAAGTGGGCAAACAGTTAAAAGGCAAAGCAGCAGTACTTCTAATGCAACTACGCAAACAGGAAGTACTAGCAGTGTGAATCAAATCAGTACAGCCGATTATGTATTTGATGCGAATGGATTATAATGGCAGGCAATAATATTATACCTGGTTTCATTTGGGCAATAGTATCTGATAATAAAGACCCAGAAGGAATCGGTCGAATAAAAGTCAAAGTCAAAGATCTTTGGGATAATCAATATCCGGAGTGGGTTGTGCCTATCGGTTGGCCAGGGGCAGGTGGTGATACAGGTGCGAGAGGTTCTAAATACGTGGTGCCAATTGGTGCACAAGTTGCTATGTTCTTTGATCAAGGAGACCCTTCTGTCACTCCAGCATATCTGCCCGGTCCTTATGGTGCTCCAGATGGTACTCCTTTAGGGCCTGCATTAACTGCAGAAGCCCATGCCAATCCTGATTTGGATGAACTAGATTATCAAATAATTTGGGAAGATGAATACTTTCGCTTCTTTGTCGTGACGAAGGAAGATGATAGACGCTTTGAAATCTTTGAGAAGAAGTCAGGTTCGCATATCATCATGAACGCAACAGATGGAGAATCAAACAAGTCATGCACGATTGCAATTAAGGCCACGACATCTATAGATATTGAGTCTAAAGGGGCAATCAAATTGGATGCGGCTCAAGTGCAGATTCAAGGACGGGTTGTTCAACGTAAGCCAGGAGTGACGACAATCTAATGACTACCGTGCCTTGCATAGAGATGCCTGATCCCCCTGAGCTGCCGAAACTCGATATTCCACAGTTCGGCGTTTTGGAAGCAGCACGGCAATCTCTCTATGATTTACCAGACTTATCTGTTTATATCATGTCGATGCAGGAGCTTGCGGGCAATGCATTGGCACCGCTTCGACGTTTCTTAGAAATGATTGAAGTAATTGTGGCTATCAAAAGTTGTCAGGAAGCAGTGATAGATGCGCTCTTGCCTCCTTCACCTGGTCCCATAATCGAATGCTTGAAGGATTTAATTAAAGCTATCGCGAGGCTAGCTTCCTTCTTTCCCCCGTTTGAATATGTAAAGACCATGCTCAGTTTGTGCCTTTATGTAGTTTCAATATTGGATGAGGTTATTAACTTATTTGTATTTTTGGACGAACGCATTTCAGAATACAAAGCGAATATTTCATTAGCCTTAGACCTTGGTGATATTGAACTGGGTGCAATCAATGATTGTGCGGGAGAACAAGCAACCAAACTCGTTGTTAATGCTATGGATATTCTGAAGTTCATATCACCAATATTGAGCATATTGTTGAATCCACTTGCTCGTTTGATACCTATTCCGGAATTACGACAAATTCTGAAAGACTTATCGTCTCTGCCTGATGTATTAGCTGGCATACAGCAGGATATAAATGAAGCTCAAGGAACACCTGCGCTGGGTGCTCTCATTGAATCTATTGCGGGCATGCGCAACGTTACAGTATGGTTGTATAATTTATTGGCGCCAGTTGTTGGAAGGTCTGGAAATCAAAGGCAACGTGCGGTACCAGACTTTGTAAATTTTTAGGAGACTTAACTGTGGCTGTAATACCAGCAAATAGAAGACGCAATGCGATATGGCCGTTGCAAAGAGATGCTAAGGGCTGGGTCACAGGAAGCATGGGCCCTAGGTACACAGCAGCCGTTCATCATCTATTGCGGACGCCGTTAGGCTCATATCCTTGGGAACCTACTTATGGCACACGCATTCATTATCTTCGCACGCAATCCATAACGGAGGCAGATCAAGGATTTTTGCAGGCCGATGTTGCCTCGGCTATGAATCTTTGGATTCCGGACATCATATTGATTAAGGTCGAGGTACAATTGGGTACGATTGCTGAAGAGGAAGATATGCGCGTTATTGCTACTTGGGGTATTCCCAATGCAACAACAGCAGGCGCACGTGCAGACAGCACTAAATTTGCATTGGGTCCTGTGGTACAAACGATTACGATTTAGGAGAGAGTTATGCCGTTGCCATTACTGCCCCAAGGTACATTAGATTATACGGGAATCTCTCGTGAAGATATGCTCGTGAGATTGCAAAAATTGTTCAATCAGGTCAATCCTGAATGGGATGATTTTAGCCCAGCTTTTCCAGAAAATCTTTTGCTGGAGGGCATGGTTTTCATAGCGGACTTAATCCGTGGAACAATGGAAGAGCGCGTGCGGCAAATGTCGTGGGCTACAATAACAGATAGGCTGGCGGCCATACGTCTTGCTAGACTAAGCGGATTCACCCTCCCGAATGGCACGCCAGCCACATTAACTGGCACTTTCGCATTGGCTACTGGAGTAGCTACTGTCACAATCCCCATCGACGAAGGCGTAGTGGTTCGAACGAGAGAGCTTGGTACCAGCAAGGTGTACCGTGTGACTTCTGTAGGCGCTTTCATTGCTGTAGGCGAATCGAGCGTAGATGTCAACCTAGAACAGGCTGAAGTTGAGACGGATGCTTTCGATTCTCCACTCGAACCAAATTTAGAATTGCTGTTAGACAAATCTCCTTACATCGATGACTCTGCTGTTGTCACAGCAAATGATGGTGCTTATACGCAATACCTCACATTTCTGGGTACTACTTCTACCACAAAAGCTTTTGTTGTCTTGGTAGATGATGAGGGTCGTGCTCGCATTAGGTTCGGGAATGGAATCAATGGCTCCATTCCACAAGGTACGATTGATATTGAGTACAAAGTTGGTGGAGGCACCGCAGGAGAAGTTTCGGCTAATGCGCTTTGGACTATTGAAACTCCTATTACAGATTCATTAGGTGGTCCTGTATCATTAACTTTTAATAATACAGCTTCGTCACAGTCTGGTGAGGATGCCATGTCTGTATCTGAAGCTAGAGTGCGCGGGCCACAGTCACTACGAAACAGATACCGTGCAGTGTCAGAGGAAGATTATGAATATATTGCAACTGCGACTGGCGGTGTCGCTCGTGCCTTCATGGCCACGTCTGATGTAGTGCCAGCAATTGCAGAGGACTATGGACGTTTGGAAATTGTAGCCTATGGCACTGAGCTCGAGTCTGGACGATTCAAAGCAGATGTGCCATCGGATGCCAAACTCGCTGAGATTGATGCAGCACTGGCAAAGTATAGCGACACACCTGGAGTCTTGGGATTCAGATATGATGTATTTGCGGCAGAGCTTTATGCTATTGACGTATCTGTGCGTATTAATAAAACAAGTACAGTCTCTGCTGTAGATGTGAAGACTAATATTCAAAACGCCCTGGATGATTTCTTTGCAGTAGCGTTAGATGATAAGACGCCAAATACTTCAATAGATTTTGGAGCTAAGTTGTTGGGCTCTGATGGTAATCCTGATTATCTTATCACATGGTCTTCTGTGTTTGATGCAATCTTGGCTGCAGAAGGTGTTCGATATATTTCATCCGCTTCTAATAATCTGCTCTTAAACAATTTGCATGGATCAATTCGTTTAGGGGATTTGCAGTTCCCAATACTGGGTACTGTAACTATATTTGACCAAGATCAAAACGGCGTACAGATATAAGGATTAGCCATGGCAGTTCCAGTAGTTACATGTGGTGCGGACCAAAGTAAAACTTACAGCGGTTCGCCTCAAGCTATAGCCTTAACTGCAACAGCAACAGGGTCCCCTACAAGTTACGCTTGGACAATGAAGTCAGTTCCATTAGGAAGTGCAGCTGATGTAGGAGTAAATGGGGACTTCACTGATGGTGCATCCAGTGTGCAAAATCCTTCATTCAATATTGATGCAAATGTGTCAGGCAGTTACGTTTGTGAATGCATCGCTACCAATGGAGAAGGTGATAGCAATCCAGATATCGATAGAGATAGCTGTCAAACAATTGTTACAGTAGGAACTGAGTTCGCAGATAAGGCTGTTCCTGGTGATTATCAATTCAGTTATGGCACGATGCTTGTTGCTTTACTCAATCATCTTATCAATAAAAAATTAGATGAGCTCAATGTCCCAAGCGATAATGAAAATCTGAATGCTAGTCCTACAGCGCATGGATTGCAGAAGAAATTAAGTAACATTGCTACTGAATACATGAATGGCATTGGCGGGTATACAGTTCCAGCTGGTGCTGCACATTTATTAGGGAGCAGCCAGCACACAATAGATACTCTCACTAATCTTAACGCAAAAATATCTGGGGGAGATTTAGACTTTACAACTGCGTCCAGAACCCCAACAGCACATACTGCTAGTCATCAATCTGGTGGTGGTGATTCAATCAAGCTAGATGATCTTGCATCTCCAGACGACAATACAGATTTAGATGTAACAAACGCTGCTCATGGTTTAATGAAAAAGCTTAGTAATGTTGCGACTGAGCTTTTCAATGGTGTAGGTGCTTGGGTAGATTATACACCATCTAATGGGGGTATCTCTGTTTACGGCAATACAAATTCAACTTCAATATCTGTACTGAATGATTGGTATCAAGTAACTAATTTTGATACAAATGAAGTAAGCTCAGGTGATGTTACTCCAGATCATACTAACGACCATCTTACAATTGGGGCTGACGGGAACTATAGGATTTCCTTCAATGCTTCATTTTCAGGGCAAGCGAGCTCCGCATATGAAGTTGCTGTATTTAAGAATAATGGAGCTACCTTAATAGATTCTATAGCGACTGAACGTAAATTAGGTGCTGGTGGTGATATTGGTGTTATCGCTGCATCAGGCATCGTATCCTTATCTGAGAATGACACAATAGAGCTTTGGGTGCGAGACACCACTTCACCAGTAGGTGACCTCACGTTTAAGCATGTCTCCTTGTCTGCTTTTGCTATCGCAGCCGTTGGTGCTAGCGCAGGGGGTGGAGGCGCATCAGACTTCATCGATCCCTTGGATGATGATTCTTTAGACGCTACATGGACAGTTAATGTTCCGACAGGTGGGTCTGTAACAGAGCAAAACGGCAGACTAGAAATCGATCTTCCAAGCGGTACAACCCTTGATTGGTATGGTAGTAATTTTAATGCACCCAATATTTATATGGGTATTGCCCCCTACGATTTTAGTGCAAAAGTCTATGTGAAAAATGTAGGTTTGACTGATATAGTTGCAGGTGGAATTTGTATATATGAGGTAGGAACTAAAGCAAAATTTATTAGAGTGGCACAATGCCATATTAGTACAGCATTGCGGGTCTCCTCATTATGGAATTCAAGTAATGAGCAGCAAATTACAATTGGGCAAGATGGGATGTGGGTTGGTTTAATTCGCCGAGGCAATGTTTTTATTTTCTACTATTCAACAAATGCAATCGGTAATGAACCAGAACTAAATGACATGACTTTCTGGAGGTCGACAAGCAATCCTATTGATTATAGTCCGAACAGGTTGGCCCTTTACGGTGTAACGGCTGGAGCAAATCCTGCAACTACCATCCATTTCAATCATTTTAGTTTGAGATATCCATAGTAGACATTGAGAAATTAAGCGATGACAAGATTCGGTGTAGAAAGATTTGGAGTTACGCGCTTTGGTAAAGCAGAGGCAACCTTAGACATAGTAGCGCCAATCTTACAAAATAGAAATCCAGATGTCTCCGAGCCTGATGTAAACATTGCTAGCAATGTCTTATTTGATCTTGTCGATGTAGGTGTCGTTAAATCGGGTATTGATGCAGCATCTGTCATCATCCAAATGAAAATTGGGGCAGCAGCTTGGGACTTAGTTTGGACAGGAGAAGCGCAACAGCCAGGCTATAGCGTAACTCGCACCTTGATTACAGATGGGCATCATTATGACATAAATCCCACTTTGTTATTTCCACAAGATACAATTGTGCAGGTGCGTGTGCAGGCTGACGATCTCTACTCCAACTCCCTGGACACCACTTATGCATTCCAAACACAAAGTATATCAGTTGATACGACTTACAATTGGAACTTTGAACAGCCCGGAGCTGAAGTTGGCTCTGCTTATGCCTGGGACGTTATACCAGATACCAATGCAGAGGAAATTGCAGCAGTTGAATCTAGCATCTTGCCCTATGAACAGTTTGAATCTGCGTGGGGAGATGGAAATCATATTAGCTTAGTCGAATTTGAAGATGCTGATTTAGATGGCGTTAAATTCAATGATAGCTATGGAACTATTGAGGCCTTCAATCAGGGTTGGCGTAGGCCTATCCGATTGGTTTCAAGTCTCTTATCTAACTCTGGCAGGTCTGCGCCTATTTATAGCAATCCCAATGACGCCATTGATTTAGAGCAGGAATATAGAGACCTAGATACAGGCGGCTTTGGCACCGCAAACACCAAAGAGGGTGTCAATACAATTGAGTGGGAAAATGTAGATTGGCTATTTCCTACCCGAGTAGATGCCGATAGGTTCATGCAAGGCGCCATGGTAGATGCTAATGGTCAAGTCATTTTAGATGATGTTGGTACTCCAGTACAAGGGCATTTGATTGCAGAGCTGCACCAAGCCGTGGAGCATCTTGCAACTGGAGATGGGTATATCAAAAGATTCGGTCATATATCCATTAATGTACCAATGCACCGCAAGCCCTATTTAATCCCGTCCTTCTGTTACATAACAGCAACAATCGCTGGAGTTGAATACGTCGTGACGGACGACGGCCTTGGCAATTGGGTGTGTGAAGAAGACATCTTGCAGGCGGTAGGCAACTATGTTGATTATGATTTAGGTATAATCGATGTGTCCTTCGTTGAAGCTCCCGATGCAGATACGAAGATTGAATTGCATAATGAATATGGAAGTAGCAAGACTGCACGATTACATGATGATGATTCTCAGCTGCCATTCGTTTCGTCCGTGGCTCGATTAGACCCAGCTAGTGGTTATGCATATCCGATTCCTCCATATAATCATACGGCCATCAATGAGTTTCAAACGCCAAATGTTTTCCAAGGCGTCTTCACTGGTGGTAGTTTAGCAGAGACCTTTGAAACAGAATGGTCTGATAATGAAAACTCTGTGAATGATTGGGATTTAGTAACAAGTGAAGTGGGTCAATATGATGAAATACCTGTAGAGCTTTTTGAGGATTTTGAAAAAGAGTGGGGTTGGTTTGCACGAAGCGCGTTTACTGCAGATCATTATGAACCGCCAATAGCTGCAGGAATTATAGCTTATGCTAATCCAGCTAAATTTGATGGAGGAACATTGCAAGTAGAAAACTTTGAAGGCGGGACTTGGGACCCAATTGTAATATAAGTGAGGTTATTATGGTGCACATCACTGTAGCAGCAACAATAACTATTAGAAACGATGATGAATCAAAAATTGAAGAAATCACTTGTAATAAAAGTTATGGCATAGAAGAGTCGAAGTTCGTGGAGCCTGTAGGAACTGACTATACTTATAATCCTATCGAAGTTATTGGAGGTGAGTTAGGGCAGAGTGAATGGGAGAATATAAGGAATCAGGCACAAACTAAAGTCGATACAATTTTGGCCGAATAACAATGACAACAAAGAAGACTATCTTTTGGACTTGTGAGCGTACTGCCGTTGCGCCAAATTTATATCCAGGCGTCTGGGAATATTGGGATGGCACATGGACACGATATGATCTACCTAATGGTGGTGAAGATAATGTAGCAGAACTGTATTGTATTAAAGGTTCTCGGGAAGAAAACATATGGGTAGCTGGAGTTGATAGTGCTGGAAAAATCTATGTGGCGCGCAAAAAATATGGGGGTGCTTGGAGTCGTTTCGCAACTACGGTTTTCCCAAGTGCTACTGCTTCTGTTATAAACCTCGATGTTCGAAATGATAGAATGGTTACCATCGACTGCGCCGATGGCCCGATATATTTCAATGGCAATACGTTCGTACAGGTTGGTAGTGCTACTAGAACTATGTCTAGTAATTCAATTAGGCGCGTGGTTACTGGCAATAATAGTGATAGAATTGGCTTATTTTCTCCCAATGCTTTGTATGATGAGAGCTCTTCTGGCAGCTGGCAGTTATTGGGCCACACCGATTACGGTCCAGACATCGGACTACCTATAAACAATACGTCGTGCATGGCTGTAGCAAGATATAATCCTGCTATTGTTGATAGTGGCTTTCCTACAGCTTTTGCTTACTCTTATTTTTTAGTAGTAGGGCGTACTGCAGCGAGAGAAATTTGGAAAAGAGGCAGTTGGTCTTTAATGGTTAAAGTTGCAACACTTGCAGATGAACATGCAAGTGTTTATAGTGTGCCACGCAAAAAGATAAATACGACAGAAAATCATAACATTTATTATTTGACAGCAAAATCGAGTGGTGGTGCGCAATGGGTTTATGGCCTTTTTAGTGGATCTGCGCAGGGTAGTGAGACATGGTATCAAGTAGATATTCCCGGTATCATACCGACTGGTGGTTTTTACTCTATTGATGATAATAATCATTTGGGTTGTGGGACACGCTATATTTTTTATATAAAAAATCAAGCTGGTACGCAATACGAATCATTACAACCGACGAGTGCTGATAATGCTCAAGTCTATTCTGATGTTTGGGGTTACTTAAAAAACGAAGATAGGCCAGCAATTGTAAATCCAGACCCTCCTGTAGCAGATAAAATACATGCTTGGGCTACAGGTTGGGGGAAAGATACTAGTACAGGTTTAGTGTGGGGTACCGTTTTTGAGTTTAACGGTTTGGAATGGATTGAGAGAACTGAAGAATTTAGCGGTACCAGCTATCCAGATTCTACCTACAATGGGGGCATGCAAGCTGTTCATGCTATTACTCCTAATGATATATGGTTTGCCTACGGCGGGCTGGCAGCTGCATACGGTTATTACCCGATAAAGACTTTTCATTATGATGGCAATTTTTTTACTGAAATCACCAATCCATTTTCTGCAGGTGCGCACTGGCAGTGTCATGGAATTACGGGCATAGCAACAGACGATGTCTATTTTAGTTGCTATCAAGGTGGCTATAGTCAAAGTAGAATCTTACATTGGGATGGCATTTCTATTTCGGTATTTGCTGACAATGCAACTATTGGCAATACTCCATTGAAGATATTACAAATGCCAAATGGAGATCTATACTGTCTAGGAAGCGCAGCATACATTCTAACAATGTATGTTTACATCAAGAGTAAAGATACTTGGTTTAGTGAAAATTTATATTCCTACGGCGAGACTATTTATTATCATGCTGGTGTTAAGCTACAAACAGATGGTGAGTCAGTTTATATAGCAACATATCGTAGAATATTTAAGGGGCTTTTTGGAAATTGGAAGCAGCTCCATGAAGATAACACAACTGACAATTGCGGATTATCTGTTTTTCCAAATGGTGATGTGTATTGGTATTCAATAGCATACCCTTATACATATTGCTCCACAGTAATTAATGATGTCAGGGATACACTAAACGGTCAGAGTCAATATTTACAGCATCTCGCTATTGACCCAACGGCGGTTTTAGGGTCTGCGCGACAGGAGCATATGCTCGCAGCACAAAGCTGGCTGACAGATAAATACCAAGGGTCTGCCATGGTACCAGCCGGAATCTGTGATCAGTATCAGAGTTTCACTGGCGGTAACGGCTTCACTGCATGGCTTGAAGATTATCCAGAAGTATCAAAAATAGCGTGTGGACAAGGCGGTATCGTAGTTGGATATGACAGTGTTAATCTTGAATGGATTAGGATGAATGCAGACAGTTTCACTGATATGAGTACGAACTGGACTAGCATTTTAGCTTTCGCATTGGATGATATTTGGCTGAGTGGTGGATCAATACCAGTAGTACCATATGACGAATCTGTTTCTCTTCTATGCCATTTTGATGGTCGAAATTGGTCACGCATTGCTAACATGGGTGGAGGCGTCTTTCAGTCTTGTTGCTTGCACGGAAATACAACAGACAATGTATTCATACTAAGTAGATCTTCATCCGCAGGCTTTCACTATATAAATGTATTACATTGGAATGGCACAGCGCTCACTACTGTGCTCGGACTAAGCACTAACGGCTGGAATGATTTTACGCCTTACTCTGATAATGCAGCTACGAAACTCTATGTATTGCCTAATGGTGCCATGTATATAATAGGTAGATATGTACATTATCTACCAGCTGGTTCTACAAATTGGCAACATGGTGACGTAAGTGACTGGCAGCATGAAGACCCATCTGGATGTGATTGGTACACGGGCAATAATTGGGATGTAGATTGGGTCATGGGTATAGACTACGATGGCAGCGATATCTTCGTGGCCAAAAGTGGGCAAGGCATATGGAAAGGCACATTTGGTAGCTGGGAAAAGGTTTATACCTTTGTCGACGGAGAAACCGGTTGGCCTACTGATAATCTATTGAAGTGTGGAAGTGCTGGTGACATATATTGTGGAGCAAATAATGGACGCTTAGTTAAATATGATGCAGGTACTGCCACTTGGTCTAGCACATTAATTACAGATGGGTCCGGTGATAAGACGCACCATTCACTTCATTATATTCAAGGAGAAATCAGCCTGTGGTCTGCATTGCATATAGCAGGCCCTGATAGTTTAGCAGACATAAATGCAGAAACATTGAGCATAAAAAGTACCGTTCCACCTATTAATGAAGGTGGTCCAGGCGATACTTGGGAGCCACCAATTGGCTTTTTGAATATCTTTGGTATCTACATTGCTATAGTTGCTGAAGCACTCAATTGGAGCTACGAGATACCAGATGCTGCGGCTGGCTCTGCTTATGTCTGGCCGCATTCGGCTGATGATGGCGCAGAGACTCTCGCAACTCTTGAATCAAGCATGATACCCTACGAGCTCTTTGAAAGAGCTTGGGGCGATGGTAATCATCTCAGTGCCATCGAGTTCGAAGATTCTGATTTATCACAAGCTAAGTTTCATGATGAAGCAGGTTTAGTTGAGAGTTTCATTTGGGAATGGAAGCAGCCAATCAAGGACGTAAACATCTTGCTTGCGCAAGCGGGAAGGCCGTCCCCAATTTATGCCAACCCCAATGATGCTTTAGATATAGGCACTAAATATAAAGACTTGGATACAGGCGGTCATGCAATCATGATGCGTAAGGAAGGCGTCAATTCAGCCTTCCTAACTAAGACCGATCATCTCTTTCGTCCATCAGTACCAGGCAAAGGTTTTGGTATTGGGGAACCTGCTGGTGTTGGGCACGAGATCGCAGAATTCCATCAAGGTGCTTTCTTGATAGCAGAAGCAGATGGAATACTATATGCATTTTTAAATGTAATACCGAATACACCTATTCACGCAAAGATTAGTGATAGGGATGCAACCTTCTTTATCTTGGTAACAATTCAAGGAGTGCAGCACATCATCACTGATGATGGTGAAGGCAATCTGATATCCGATTCGGACATTTTTGGCAATCCGTTTGCCAATACGCTCCAATATGTGACAGGTTCTGTCGCGCTGCAATTCAACAAAGCACCAGATGCTGGCAAAATTTTTGCCTATTATGACTATGGCATAACCAAGATAACGCGACTGGCAGACAATGATTCTAACCTGCCGTACCTTTCATCCATCAATAACGTGTTGCTCCCACCTTTCAACCATGGGAGTATCAGCGAATTCCAAACGCCCAACCTTGCCCAGGCCGAATTCGCTGGAACAATACAGCCAGAAGATTTTGAATCTGATTGGCAAAACAACGAGAATCATCAAGACATGTTCAGCCCTACTGATTTAACAACGGCGACCTTTGACCCTGTTGTCGTGCAAAATTTTGAGGACTTTGAAGAATACTGGAAGTCAAATCAAGCAGGGGATGCAACGCACTTTCCACCACCGTATGAAGCTGGTACCGCAGGTGCTATTCGCAGCGGGAATTGGACTGGTGGTGATAATTTTGAAGACTTTGAAGGTACCTGGAGTTCCGTTCAGGTATAGGAGTTAATCATGGCTGAAGCTGATTGGACTGCATTTACGACTAATAGTTTGGGTGACGGTGACGTTGCTAAAGGTGTAACGAATGCTTTGACACCACCTGCACATAGTGGTTCGAACCAATTCGTTAATGCCTTCCACTCTCTGCAAGCTACAATTGGTTGGGCAGGATACTATTATAATAGTTCTGCTTTTAATCCCATAGCACCGAACAAAGGTGGTTCGATCCGAGGCGCAATAAGACGATATGCCGCAGGCACGCAATATGCGCCAATGCTCGCATTCATCAGCAGTACAGACCCAGCTGCTGGCAGTGCTTACATTTTGGGTCTTTCAGATTCTGAGCCTTATCAAATAGTACTGCGCAAAGGTTTAGTAGGCGGTGGGCTTGACCCAACTGGGGCTGACGTTCTGCGGGTATCTGATGCCACATGGAATTCCAATAGTAAATGGTTTCATCTCAGATTGGATATCATTGTCAATCCACAAGGGGATGTAGTCCTGAATGTGAAGCAAAACGATTTAGACACTGAGACAGTCGACGACCCAGACTGGATTGATATCCCAGGCATGGAATCATTCACCGATGACGCTTTGGGCATCCTAACACAATTTGGCACCAGTCCAAATCCGCCAATCACTAGTGGATTCCGGGGTGCTTTTGGGCATTTCAATAATGGGGAAGCGGGAAAAGTCTCTCTGTTCGATCAGCTCGAAATATTCCGTCAGATTTCTCCATAAGGAGCACATAAATGCCCTTAGGCAACTGGACTAAATACACCCCGGGCGGGGCACCAACTGCACGTAAGTATGCAGGATTGGCATATGATGCCAATACATCTAAGTTGCTGCTGTTCGGTGGGCATGATGGCTCCACTCCTTATCTTGGAGACACATGGCTGCTAGCAACAGCAACTGATACTTGGGCTGTTCAATCTCCAGCTGCATCTCCATCTGCCAGATATGGCCATGGATGTTGCATAGGAGAAAGTGGCCCTGTGATTTTTGGTGGGAGAGATTCTGGTGGATTGAAGCAAGACCTATGGGAATGGACAGGCTCCAACTGGGTTGTGTTTGTTCCTACTGGTGGCATTCCCGCAGCGCGAGAATTTGCTGCTATAGCCAACGTGAATACATCGGGTGAGGCATGTTTACTATGGGGTGGAGACACAGGGGGTGCATTTGATCCATACGTCTGGATGTATTACACCGGTATAGATGATTGGCTAGCAACCATACCTTACACAAATCCGGAACCACGGATGAAGCATACCTTATATTATGACTCATTGAAGGACCGAGTCATCATGTTTGGTGGTGTTTCATTGATAGACGGACGCCCCCTCAATGATATTTGGGAATGGATAGGCAACGATTGGCAACAGATTACTACAGAATCGGAACCCATAGCCCGAGCCGCTTGGCAAGGAATGGATTATGACCCTACTCTGAAGCGTGCAGTGCTTGCGCCAACAGGAATTGTGGCCAATGGCACCATTACTTGCGTGCAAGGTGACTGGTTTAATGATGCAGAGACCTTCACATTAGATGATGGTGTTAATACTCCAGTTATTTTTGCCTTCAACACCACAAAAGATCCTACAGATGTTACCCTAAACGGTTGGGACCCAGTAACAACTCTGACTTTTGAGCTGACTTCGCTACTGGGAACAGCCGATGAGTCTGGAACTTCCATTGATTTGGTATTCAGAGAGACTGGTTTTACCGAAACTGTTGTTTCTACATTCTCTGGTGGGTTGAATCTTGCTACTTCCACAGCAGTCTTGGGACAAACTGCTACACCAGCAGCACCCCCATCCAATCAAACAGCTGACTATAAGATCAGTATTACACCAAATCCGGCTCATGGAGTCATTGAAACGGGTGATAATGCAGACATCACCTTGATGCGCGACCGTATTATAACCGCAATCAATGCAGCATCACCCCTAAATATCAATGCGGTGATACAAGATGCAAGCACAGTAGCCCTCTTTAATACTGTATCAGATGATAATGGCAACACCACATCGGCAGATACAGTGACCAATCCAGCGTTTATCATCACGGACATGACTGGAGCAACTCCGGATAGTTGGAGTTACAACAGAACCGGAGGCCTATGGTTCAACCATTTAGGTACCGGCCTTGCTCCTATATTGGAAGGAGCATCCCTAGCCTATGATGTAACAGCTGACACCCTGGTGCTATTCGGTGGCGCAGAAAATGGAGTGCTGGCCAATGCCCATTATGAGTGGTCATGGCTTCCAACTGGAGTATCTCCTTTATATTCCCTGCCTGGGGGATTGCAAGGACGTCTTCAGCCTAGATATTCAGAACCAACAGATGGTCTTTACGTCATGGTGTTGGGTGCGGACCAAGAAAATTTCCAAGATTACATGCTACTGGTTGGAGATGAAATCTCCATTACGCAACAAGCGACTCTTACCGGCCATAAATTGATTCGCTTTGATTGGCACATGCGCTACTCAAAGAAGCAGCAGCCTTATGAAACTTTATTGAATGCTGCTTCTGTGGACTTCATCGATGGCAGCTTATTAAAAGCGGGTGATGGCCTTAGTGGAATACGTGTGGGTTCTGCTGTTTTTACTGCAGATCACCAAGACCAACTCGTCAAAATTTCGGGTGCGCCAACAGGTGCAAACAATAATATCTTCCGAATCTCAGCTGTGCCAGCCAATCAAGGGGATGACACATATGGTGTTAATGATTGGAACGAAATAGGAGGTAGCAGACCTTATGCTGCTGGGCAGGTCGCCATTGTGGAAAATGCATCCCTGGCTGTAGAGACAGGTCCGACCGTTACATTAGAAATGCTTGGATTACGATGGGTTGCGGAGATGTACATTGATGGCGGTAGCGGTGACGTCCTATGTGCTCAGCTTAAAGAATCAGAGGTACAGGCAGATCCCGATGGTTGGGTGAGAGCCAATATAGCAGCACATATCTCAAAATTGTCAGCGCTGTCCACTTTAACATTTAAGTTAAAACTGGAACGATACCCTTACTAAGGTGGCCCTATGGCTAATGCAGTACGCACGCAAGTATCTGGTTTATATATAGATAATCTGCATTACGATGATACCAGTGCTGCACTTGATCTCATCAACACAGTACCAGAGCATAATGAAACGGCTGTGTTGACAGACACAGATATCCGACTGCAAATCGTAGCATACAATTTAGCCCTCAGTAATCTAACAAAGGTATGGATTACAATAGGTTCTGGCGCTCGTGAACTTGTTTATGATGAAGCTGGCACAGGCTTCGCCGCGGGTTGGAATGGCACAAATTCTAGTTACACTTTGAAACAATCAGTTGGTTCATCCTTATTGGATGAAGGCTGGTTGGTCATTGACCGCACGACTGATTTACCACCAGATACACTGATATTGGTAGAGGTTCAAGCGCAAGATGGTGTAGTAACTCTTAATGATTCTTACTCTTTTACGACAGCATTTACAGCTGCCCCGGCTATTGATGAGACCCTCTGGCTGACACCACGCAAGGTGCGGATAAGATTCCGTGAGGCCATGCAGGCAGATGCAATAGAAGGTGGTACTTTTTTCCAAGCAGCGATTTCCGGTGGTATGGAATTCGTGGCACCTAATCAGGTCCGAACCACTGGGCAGAACCCATTAGAGTCTTGGATAGGGTACTGGTTTGGTGCTACCGGGTCTGCGTATCCAGCGAATAATGGGTATTATAAGATCACTGCAGTTGACCTAACAAATAAGCTAATTACATGTGACACTGGGTCTCTGCAATTCAAAGCCGATGATGGTATAGATAAAGATGCCGATGATAATGTCATCCGAACTCGTATCTTAAGAGGGGTAATTTCCTCTTACAGAATAGAAGGGGATATAGATTCCGAGGTAGTAGTAGCCTGTTCTTATGAACCAGTGGTGCTTTCTGCCAGAAGAGCACTGGAAATTGAGCTACCACTAGGTGCAGACTGGACCCGTTATGCAATTTTGCAGTTGCATGATGACATTTCCATAAATCGCATTTACAATTTGCACTTGGTCAAGGCTGTTAGTGAGTATGGAATAGCTGCGGACGCTACATCCTACTACCAATTCACTACCCCATCCTTTGGTTCTCCTGCTGACCGCATAAAAATTTGGGATTTTATGACGTCATTAGACAAACAGGAGGATGCTGAGTATCAAAATCAACTGTACAAGATGGCTGTAGTACTACAAGACATGCTGAATGTGCTTTGGCATCGCTGTGATTCTTTAAATAATCTGTATGATGCGGACCTAGCACAGGATTCTTGGATACCATACCTCTTATATATGTTGGGCAACCCCTTTAGATTGCCATTGAACATCTTAGAACAGCGTAGATTATGCACAGTACTATCTGCAATCTATCAAAGAGTCGGTACTGCCCGTGTAATTGAAGAGACCTTGGCCTTTTTTCTAGATGCAACCTTCGAGGTACGCTCATTCCAATCCATGGACTGGTGGATTTTAGGTACATCCGTACTAGGAACGTCTACAATCTTGGGTCCATCAACTAAATATGCAAAGAATAGTTATGAGATTGAATCATCTAGGGTGCTATCAGAAGAGGATAGGCAGAAAGTTCGACATATAGCAGAGATTTTAGACCCCCTATACATGCATTTGATTCGAATAATAGAACCAACAGTTTAATTGGAGAGTATAAATGGCTAACAGACAAGATTGGTACCTGGGCCAAGTTGTAAATGAAGGCGAGATGGATACCATCTATGACGACCTGATTGCAGCTGAAAGATTTTTGGCTGTGGAAGGTGCTATGAGTCAAGATCCTGACCCAGCTAATGCCCTCCAATATGGGGGTATACTATCAGGACTGGTGGTCACCAAAAACGCAGTAGATAAGGTTAATGTATCCTTTGGCACGGCCCGCGATGGTTTTGGAAAGCGCATCAATGTTAACGCAGGCTCAGGCGCCAACTCGGTAGCAACTGTCTCACTGACAAATCTTGGAGATACGGAAGAAGGTCTTAGCATTGATGCAGTTGGAGATGGGTCTCTTGTTGCAACTTCCATAACAGCTGGAGAAGCTTGGCTATCTCTATTTGCCGCCTTTGATACGAACCTCTCTGACATTAGAGTAGATGCCCTCAACAACCAAATAAGCTTCAGACAGTTGGAGAGCTTCCACTTTGAGATATTGGTAGGCACAGATGCTGCTCCACCTGCAACCGCACGAGCGCCTTTGGCTTCCACTCGAGTCCTATTGGCTGACATCTTGCTGGATAATAATGGTGAGATCAGAACCCTTTACACCTATGATGCAATCTGTGGTAGCTCTAGAGATTACGATAATATCAGATACAGCTCTGATTATACTGCAAATCTTGGCGGACGAAGAGCAGACTGGGTAGCAATTGACACCAATGATGCAGGTACGACATACACTTTACTAAAAAACTCTTATGACTCGAGTCGTGATAGCACCCATGCCTATCACAGCATCCGTGCAGGCTCACCAAGAGAAGCCATTAAGCAACTGATCGAACTTTATGCAGAACCAGGCACAGCTTCAGTTGCAGGTGGCTCTGAAATTATCGGTGGTCGTCCTATCACTGGACTTACAAGAGCTTCCCCAACCGGTGCTGCCCTTCAAATGCCAGCGGGTAGTATTCACGATCAACTCCTCGCACTATACAATAAAGTAAACACCCTTCTATCTAGAGGCGATGATACCTTCACGGGAACTCTAACCATCGTTGGTTCTCTCGTTTACACAGGGGATTTCGAAGTAGGAGATGGCACACCAAAACAGTTTAAGATCGAGGCAACATCTCCACATCGTGTGATGTTTGGCCGCAGCGCATCTTACCCTAATGGTCGTACGATAGTAGATTCTGATGGTATTTTTGCTTTCGCAAATGGATACACAGTAGCACCTGAAAATCAAGCTGCAGCACCAGCAAGTTACTTCCCAAATTTAGTTACTTTACCAACACGAGCCATCTTAGAAAACTATGACCACCAGTTGCAAAAAAACAGCGTATTAAATGCAGCAATGCTCACTGCCAAAGGTGCTGACATGGACGTCAGCTTCGCAAACTATTGGGCTGCCATACATACTACGGACAGCGTAGAGATATACCCCCACACATACCTGCGTAAGGGAGGTAGTGCAGGTGCTACTATAAATGTATCTGCAGCAGATGCTGGAAGATTACTTATGGATACTGGGACTGCAGTTGCAACTGACTATGTGCAAATATCTACAAAAGCACCATTCGATATAAATCCTGGCGGCAGTGATGCTTGGATGTTCCACGCCACATTTTCTCTTGATGATGCTGTGGATAATGATGTGGATATAATTATAGGTATGACGGATTCAGCACAGGCGGGTTCCCCACCTATGACTTTGACATCAGGAACCAATGCAGTCGGATTGATTTTCAACTTTGGTTCAAACTTTAAATTCTTCGTATCAAATGCCACATCTGTTTATGAAGAGGCGACAGCAATAGCAGCAGCCTCTGGCCCAATTTTTGACTTTTATCTATGGGCATTAGGCGGCAGTAGCTATATCTATTGGATAACAGGAATGACGGCAGTTGCTGCACCTAGTGGTGGAGGAAGTAGCATGCCGGCTGCGAGCGCTCTGGCTTCAGCTGTGGCTAGCATACGAAAGAATAATGCAGTAGCGACAAGCTATTCATTGGGATTATACCGCTGGGGCTATAAATCAAATGTACTTTGGACAGGCGGATTGAGCTAAATGGCAATCGGATTTGAAAGAGAAGACCAGTTCATTCTCTATACTATGTGGGATGAACTGGGGCCGAAAAAGAGAAGCGCTTTTGGTGCTGGTCCATATTGGGCTTGCATTGCCTTGCTAAATTTATGTGAGGAAGAACACAAACAATATCCAGTCACCAAATGGATCATGCACATCAAGTACAAACCTGCCGCCCTCAAATTTTTGGAAGTGAAAAAGGCGGAGTATCAACAGCTGGAAGATCAAGAGACCTGTGAACAACGGGTGAAACTAGTCTTTGACCGCGTCTGCGACACACTAAATTATCCAGATTATGATCAATTAACCGGTTGACGACGTGCAACTTTCTGCTGTAACGTCGCTAAGTAAGGGGGGAGGGGTGCGTCTTTTTACCTATTCTAACATACCGATTTTATTGACAACTCCATTCAGAATTCCGGGTGCAATTAGGAACCTGGTACTTGGTCTTCTTCAAGTGCAGAAGCAGTTCGATAGTCTGCGACAGGCGCAGGCAGACTTTCCGAAGCCTCCCCCGCTTGGACAGCCATCCCAATCGCTGAAGCCGCCCATTCTCGGAGCTTTCGCACGGACATCTTCACCTGCGGCACGGAAAGATTAAAGCTGCTAACCTTCTCATATCTGTTGGTTTTCTTGTACTTGCGATATCGCACTAGCGCAATTTTTGGTGGGTCATACTCTTCTGTTCGAGGCCTTAAGTCTTGGTAGAGATACATCACTACGAGCCACATGCCTCTGTCTTCAACGACATGCTTGGCTAATTCACGACGTGTGATTAGTCCACTGGGATCGATGAATGTCCAAGTCAGTTCGTCTTTGGCTTTACTGAAGTGCTCTTTGCGATCTCGTGAGCCACGATTAATTGCTGAGATTTTACCCATAAATTGCTCCTTTCTAGATCGAGGGCATGGAGAGAGGATGCACCCCCCGGGGTCGCCAGCGAAGCCTAGCTTAGATTTTTACTATTGTCAATAGTGAACTACCGTGCTATGACGAGATATGCCTGCACCCAAGCGAATCACCAAAATGGTTTATATTCTTGTGCCTGAAGATCATACAAAAGACAATCGGCATACAATCAAGGCTGCACAGAAGGCATGCCGTGTTGCTTTTCAGATGGGCTTTACACCGATATCCCCTTTTTTATTTTATCTTACATACTTGGGCCACGGTGAACTGGATATGGAGATGAAACGCTTGACGCATCAATGGTTGCAACGTTGTGATCGCATCTGGTTGCAGTTTGCTTATGATGATTGTGAAGACTTGGATGGTTTGAGTTTCGATGTGTTAGAGCGTAATAAAAATTTAAATAGTGAGCATGGTAAACGGCCAGTTTACATGTTGCATTCGGTCAGTGATGATAGAATCGGTTATGTCCCAGTGGTTATGACACGGGATGAGTTGCAGGATTTACTGTCTATCAACCTAACAGCTGGCTTGGCCAGAAAGTGTATTTGAATGCTCGTTTATTGTGGATTTTGCTACCGTAAACTTAATAATTATAACACATGCTCTTGCTGCCATGGAGGTAATGATGAGGTATCGAGTAAAGGTGAAAGTGGATATGCTGTCTTCAAAGGGGGGTACAGAAGGCGCGTGGTGCTCAACCCCTCGGGACGACATGAGCTTCAGCGTAGTAGTGACCAATGCAGGGGATATAATCCCAGAGGCAAGGAAACACTTTAAAAGCAAGTGGGGTCCTGATACCATTATCAAGACTTGCAACTTAGTTGATAATGGCAAAAGCGCTGTATTGCATTGTATTCCAGCTAATCAGGTGCGGAACGTAGTGCCTATCAATGATATTAAAAACATCCTTAAACCGATGCCGATGACACAAAGATAATGGGCTATATATTAAATAGGATAAAGGATCATATCAAGGCAGCTGCTGATGCTGATACAGATTATAATCAGATAGGTTATGGTGATCCTGACGGTGGTAAAATCTTTATAGATGCGCTGGGTTGGTTCGACCGCGGGAGATCTTGGGTTGCTGATAGAACAGACAATTTAAAGAAAGGTGCATTAGACTTTATTGTTGAATCCATTGCTGCAGAACTCGAACGAAGTCCTACAGCATTTGCTACTATTGATGTCGGTGCGTCTGCAGTTGACCCAGTCTTATTACAATCTTCTGAGGTAGCCTCAGTAACTAAATTTGAAAGTAGCTTAATACCACCCCCAGGCAATGCTAACTATATTACGGTGACGTTATCTCAATCATATAAAGATGCTAATTACAGCGTGTTCACTTATATAAAAAATTTAGCTGCCATACCTGTTATAAATAATATCACAGCTAATCAATTCCAATTGCAATTCGAAACAGGAACTGGCTCCAATATCGATCTGAATGATGCAATCATAGGCATCATGACTAAAGGTGTACTGGCATGATTGTTAAACGTGATGGCAAATATTATGTGTTATCCAAGACAGGTAAAAAATTAAGCAAGGGGTATGCGTCCAAGTCTGAGGCCCGTAGACGTTTGGCTCAGATAGAGCATTTTAAAGTGCATAAGGAAGAAAAGAACGCATGGGATATAAGTCATCCCTTCATGAATGACCTCAACGAAGATTAGGTGTTCCCGGGAGCTTCGAACTCCATACTTTCCATCAAATGTTTAATAAGATAGTTGCTCTTTCACTTGAGCTACGGGAACATGAGTGCACCTAGAGCGACTCGAACACTCAACTTACCAGGGGATTAAGCTGGTTACTCTGCCAATTGAGTTATAGATGCATCCTTTTATTTCAGCAAAGGTATTGAGCTAAGATACCTCCCTACTATTTTTTTAGCAATAGGCACTAGGCCTATAGCCATTAATTGATCTGCATAAGCACCGTGCGTTTCGACAATAGGTTTATGCCTTAAACCTTTATCAGCAATATGTCGAAGGATCTGTTTTAATTCGACTTCATCTTTGGCGGCTAGCACAACAGCATATGTGCCGGAACCTATTGGTTCCATTATGCTTTCACCTGATGCGTGCGTGACTTGGGCTGATAGGATACCAAGGGGTAGATCGGAACGGACAATTATATAATGGGCTGTAGGGCCTTGCGGCTGACTGTCAATCTCTATTCATATTATTAGTATAAAGCTTAGGATTTAGAAGTCAATATGAAAAAACTGATGCCATCAGGTCAATAAACTATAGCAGGCATTTGGGACTGATACTAGATAGTAAAATAAAAGACCTATATGAAGCTCCAAATATGCTTTCAATCGATGGCACCAGTTTTAATTACTATCAAAAAGTCGGGTGCCCCTTTATCACATCTGTTACAATATGAGCCCTTGATCTTAAAAAGCGGGGGCACCCTATACCCTTAGTACCATTACTAAAGGCATTGCGGTCCTGCGAGGTATCGAACCTCTATTAGAGATTTATGCTGCATCTCCGTTGGCACCAACGTATGCCCAGGACCATAAAGATTAATCAGCTCTGAGTATTAATCTTGCTCAGCACTATTACTGAGACTGTACCATGTGAAGCAAACATGTTCTTGCATTTTTATAACCCTCATACGAGCTGATTAATCTTTTTTAATCTTTATTCTTTTTCATTGCGTGCTATAGCTGCATTAGCAAACATTATGCACTCATCCAATTTAGTAAAGGCTATACTTTGCTCGCGACTAGTTGGTGTTAATTCTAAAATAAGAAGTGCTAGCTCTTTTGCCGATTCACGCAATTGACTATAGCGCGGGACCTGATGGGCAATGGGTGAATGATATGTAAAACGGTTTTCTATATCTTCTTTATTTATCATCTTTTGTTCTCTCTTTTTTGGATTGTTTTATTCTTCTTTTCTCTTTCGTCTTTTTGTATTTTAGCATTTAAAGCTAATATAGCTTCAACGATTTCAGATGGGTCTGACGGGCTAGAAGATATTATGTTATTGCATAAGCAAGCAAAGGCCAGCCCTTCTTCTTTTGATAAATGTGGCATGTACCAGTTCATGTGACTGCCTAAAGGCGTAACAAGGTCTGCTTTAATACGACACTCTCCTGTCTTCCAATCCTTAAAGTTTTTGGCCATCACTTCACTATCTGGAATATAAAACCATCTTCAGTAACAACGATTCTTAGATCATCGGCGCAAACTTCTGCTATTTCATCGCTTTTAAATGCGAGGAAGTTATCTGGTGTGTTTCGAGTTATGTGCTTAACTAATACTGCAATAGCTACCCTACAGCCTTTCTGGCTTCTCTCTGTCTTTGCCAGACGCTTTTTGAGGTCTTGATTTTCTTTTTCCAACTCTTTTATTCTATTCATAGCTTCTAAGACTTGCATTGCCATCACTTCACTTCCTTTAAATTTTTACCAATAGAAGCTTTTGCAGTTAAGTGCACAACTCCTGCTGGTCCTTCTATGATGGTGTCCCCAAAATGATAATCCAACAGAAATTGTGCGCGTTCACCATAACTCTCTTTGCACTCAATATAAATAGCGTCATGACCATGCACGATTATATGTGCATCTCCATGCGTTTCTCTATCTAAGTCTTCTTGACAATTTACCATCGCGACTAGCACGTGGTCTGAACCCTCTGTTTGCGTATCCCAATTTCCAACTTCAGTATAAGGTGCAGGCTGCACCGGGTAATATCTACGGCGTCCAAGCGGTTGACATTCTGTATACCCGATGCGCTGCACCTGTTGATAGTTACGTTCATGGTATGTTGGAATCTCTACATATCTGCCGAAGTAGGACGTATGAATGTGTTTAACTACGGGTAATGTCATAGCTGCACGCATGGCTGGCGATAGGATTTTCTTCTCTCTAATTGTGCTATGAACAGTCTTAGCTCCAGCATTATAGAGGGATGCATAGACAACATTCTTAACCATATTCCGGAGATTCTTTTGGTCTTGCTTGCTGCGCCTATCGAATTCAGCCCCATAGACGTTGCGAGCAGCGAGGCGATG